GCGGCAAGGTCTACATTCTCGATTGTAAAGTGTTTGGGATTTCCATTTGAACTATCCATTTTATTACCTCTTTAGTTTATTTTTGTGTGGAGCTTCCGAAGAGATTTGAACTCTTGACCTAGTGATTACTAATCACTTGCTCTGCCGACTGAGCTACAGAAGCATAAATGGGCTTGCGCATCTTTCAGCCCTAATTTGAACTTGGCGCCGCAGATGACCCTCGCGCAACGGGTTTATGCTGGTGGGAAAGGATAGAATCGAACTACCGTATATGGATTTTCAGTCCAGTGTTTTACCATTAAACTACAATCCCATGAGATGGCGGGCGGTTTCCTATAGGTATTTGATATCGATTGTTTCTCCAACTAATCGTATCGTACGCTACTCATAGTCGGATTCCCTACCGCCCTGGTACCCATGGTGGGAGTTGAACCCACAAAAGACCTGCGTCCTTAGCGCAGCGCATATGCCAATTCTGCTACACGGGTATGAATTTCCCTCTTTATTGTCTAGGTAGAGGGCAACCTAAGGTGTCATACGAGATTCGAACTCTGTAACTACGCGCGGCAGCACGCCGTTATTGCCAATTTAACTAATGACACATATCACATATTGGTAGGACTGAAGGGACTCGAACCCTCACGGTTTCCCGACGGATTTTAAGTCCGTTGCGTCTGCCAATTTCACCACAGTCCTATATAGATGAGGGCCACTTCCTCCCTCTGGGACCAGTCCACGGGTCCGTAGCTGGTGGAGATGCAGGGAATCGAACCCTGGTCCTGAACGGTTCACTTCGGTTTTGGCGCCCAGTCGAAACCAATCCATCCCCATAAAGCCGGTCATTGCTAGGGCCGGTACTATCTCCAGACCTATTTGATTTGAGCAGTTGGTCTTCTGCTATGCTGGTGGCTTAGCGGAGGCTCGAACTCCGAATCTTCTGCTTGAGAGGCAGATGTGTTATGCCAGTTCCACTACTAAGTCATATGGTGGCGGATGCGGGGTTCGAACCCGCAATCTGTACCTTGAAGGGGTACCGTGTTACACCAATTCCACTAATCCGTCATATCGCAAGTTCTTTTATCTTCTACTTGCCAAAAGAAGGGCTTATTTACAAGAACCACTCGCCCACTATCGTAGCTGGTCACGGTTTGGCGACTCTACGGGGAGTTGAACCCCGGTCCTCGGATAGACAGTCCGATATAATAGCCGTTATACCATAGAGCCGTATTGGAGCCTTCCATGGGACTCGAACCCACAACCGCTTGCTTACAGGGCAAATGCACTACCATTGTGCTAAGAAGGCATTTTATAGGACATTCTTCCCGATGCACCGATTAACTCCACACGAGCTTGTCCGTCGGATTACTCCTGTATCGCTAAGAGTAGAAGTCAGTCCTATTGGTTGCAGGAGACGGAATCGAACCGACGTTAGCGAGCTTATGAGGCTCGTTAGGGAACCAACACCCTTTCCTGCCATTTCAATTTTCATACATATATTATACCGAAATTTTTCAGAAAAGTCAAATTTTGAAGTTCTTTCTGGGCTTTTAGGGCGCCCGCCCTAAAAGGTTGAAAGTATCTTTAAGTAACATAGTAAAATTGGATTACACAATTCTGGTGCATTTCCATTTTCTATAAATATTATAACGAAATTTTCGGAAAAAATCAATTTTCATTTTTATGTTCACCTATTATGTTAGGGCGGTATGACTTATAATATAAGTCAGTTTTATGTAACTCGCGCCACCAATCTCTTATGAATTCCTTTAATAATTTTAACAAAATTTTTATTCCTTTTCAAAAAAGTATTCTGTTGCTGGGTGGTCTTTCAAGTAATAATACTCATCTTCAGTAAGTACAACGGTAACTTCCACCCACTCTACCGCATAAACTTCATAATATCCCGTAGGGAAGGCCGCCATGTCATCATAATCCTCGTAGAATAAATCAAGGTGGCGCCCTTGAACTCCAGGGCCAGTATCTTCAGCTACGAAGACTCTACCAAACTCTTCAATATAGAACTCGTCGCCGAAAGAATGGACCGAACGAGAAATCGCACAAGTCGTAGGTTCGGTTAATCTGTATTCCCAATCTGCTCTATGACAAATCTCACCACTCGCAGTTGTCCACCCAGCCGGGAAGTTCTCTCCATTATATCCGCATTCCCACGGACAATATGCAGTTAGAAAATAAGTACCCAAGCTTGTTAATTCCATTTCATAGTATGTATAGAGAACTGGAATGTAACGGTCTTCTTCTACCTCATTAAATTCTAATAAGGTAGGTTCTTCAATTATAATTTCTTCTTTTACATAATTGCGCGAGTTCCTTAAAAGTTTATCTTCGCGCGCCACGTCAAACATTAGGATTACTATAAATAAAAGAAGAATTAAACTTCCTATATCTTTTTTACTCATCAGTATCCTCATATATGTATGAAACTCTTATATACCGTAATGGTAATCTAATTCTCATATTCTTACCTACCTTTTAGTTCTTTTCCACAAAATTTACAATGCTGAACAGTACAGCTCTTTAAGACTACAAACCACTGCTTACAATGTGTGCAAAATAGCCAAGTCATATTATTACCGCCTTGATGTGTAATTGTGATTCAGCATATAAATTGAAAGACATAAGCTGAAACAGGTTATTGCTCCGCCCACGATAAAACCGACTAATGAAATGTTATGTATTATATCTGTCATACATTCACCGCCTTATTTTGCTTTTCTTCTTGATAATGACATAAATAATACATAAGACCATGCCAACAATACAAAGTATTCTATCTATTGTCATATTATCACCGCCTAAAACCTTGTAAAACAAATATAATTACTACTAAACCAATAATAAGTCGTGTTGATAAATCTAAATCATAAACACTCATTTTCACTATCTCTCAAATCTGCCCCACAACTCTCACAAAATGGCGGTAATGCGTGAAATGTAATATTCATAACGGCGTCTAAAAGAGTGCCGTTTTTATAATTACAAAAAGGACACTTTATTCGGTGTATACCTGCGTCATCTTCCCAATCAATTATCCACTTACCTTTTGGGAGAACTGTTCCGTGTGCAACTGCACATTCAATATTATTTGATACTCCTTCAGCAAATAATCTTTTAGCTTCATTAAAATCGTTTTCTGATATATCCACCACAAGATGGACAGAAGTTTTCTTTATACATACCTTTTTCACACAAAGAACAAACATAATGACCTTGAGGTCGTCTTATCCAATGTCCTTTTGGTCTTGATAATGATTTTATTGCAATATCAATAGCCTCATTTACTTCCACATCCTTATAATATTCAGGAAAAGGATACTTCAATCCTTCTAAAACTTTTATTACATCTTCATTTGTCATTTTTTAACTCCTCTGCTATTCTCATTACTTCCCATAAAAGTTCTTCTTCAGTCTGTCTTTCCAATTCCAAATAATAAATACCTATTCTAACAGCAACAATAAATAAAATAAGGAAAAATGTTTCTATAACAACTGCAAGCATAAAGTAATCCATATTTAACCCTCTCAATATCCGCTATAATCAATAATCTTAACCTTACCGTCATCAGTATATCCGAAGTTTCCGCTATGAAGGTCGTTTATATTCCAGTTATCAAGAAAGTCAATAAGTTCTTCAACCCTTTCATTACCTTCAAATAAGCTATCGACTCTATCGTAGTCATCCCCTTCAGGATACCACTCCTCTTCATCCTCTCCCTCAGAAAAATATTTTCTCATATAGCTATCACAAGTGCATGAAGTCTTCTCTTCATCAGGCATCGCTTTTTCCTGAATAAAGAAAGTAATATCACTATCAATAAAATAATCTCTATCAGGAGTTATAGAACATAATTCATAAATAGCGGCGAAGAACTCGTCTAATTCCATATCTACCGCACTACGATAATTTCCTTCTTCAATGGCGCAGTAGTCTGTGGTATGGCCGCCTTCATCATCGCTGTCGATGAATCCTACCTTTATAACCCAATTTGTAAGTTCATTAGAAATAATACAAGCCTTAGTTTCACCACAATGAACAGTAAGACCTTTTCTTTCAAGATATTCCTTGTAATCGTGGCTCCAACAAGAAAGACTACAATTATCATCGGTAATAATCGCATTAAGAAATTCATTCTCAACTAAATCATTTACAATCTTCTTAGCAATCTCAATATCTTTAATAGTAGGTTTCATATTATTTCTCTTTTCTATTTTTTCTACATATATATTATACCAGAATTTTTCAAAAAAGTCAAATTAAAAGAGAGGGTTTTGCAACCCTCTTGTAGTCTAAAATGTAATCCCGGCCTTATGGATAGAACTCGTCATACCACAACTCTGGAGTTTCTTCGGTCTCATCGCAAGACATTGCCTCGAAGTATTCATTTATCTCACAACGGACGAAGTCGCCAAGTTTCATATTACCAGTATAAACAATATACTCAATAAAGTATTCCTCGTTATAGCGCACGGCCTTAATGGAGTTTGTTAAAATGTCCCAAACCTCTTCAACTGTAAGAGGGGCGCACTCTACACCATTTACAATAGCCATACTCAAATTATGGTTAATAACTTCAACGACTTCTTTATCTAACTCAAGAGTAGTTGTACGAGTATACTTACCCTCTTCAGTACGAGTGATTTTCATTTCAAGTTCTCCTTTCCCTTTTATATCTATATTATAAATGAATTTTTCGAAAAAGTCAAAATTTATTATCTACTCCATTCAATATTTTTCCCATTTATAAGCGTAGCATTATGTGATTTGGCGCTCGATACCGCCTGTTTAGTTACTCCACAATACTCCGCTATCTCGGTCTGTTTCATAAACTTTAGACCGTCTATAATGCAGAGGTAAGGTACCTCTATTGTCTTGGAAGGGTCCGGGCCTGCAAATCGGAAGAAGTGGTCTTTATAGATTTTCCCCGATTTTATTGCAGCCCTAATACCGCCGTCTAAAAATTCTTCGTTAATTGCATCGCGTATACTGCGCGCGACCTTAACCAAATCACCATTCCTATCATATATGGCTACTGCTTTATTTATTTCTTCCATAGACCTTACCAATTATAAACCTTATTTCTGGGGTTCGTTTTTTTCTTGCCTGTTACCCAGATTAAATTGTCGCGAGCGCGTGTTGCCGCTACATAACAGATGCATCGTTCTTCTACATTGGAATATCTCATTCCTATGACTACAACGTTCGGCCACTCAAGACCTTTTGCACTATGGACAGTTAAAAGTTTAACTGTATCGTGTTGCATCTTTTCATTAAGTTCATCTTTTGAAAGGTCGCCTTGTTTGAAGGTTTCAAAAGGAATTTTATTCTTGTTACAAAGTACAGAAAATGTATTGATTTCTTGATTGGTACGAGTAAGGATTGCCCAATCTCCATACTTTCCACTTTCTTTAATTTTTGAGAGAATAGCCTGAGAATCATAAGGCATTTCGGTTACGGTTCCATTCTCTTCTCTCTTTGAAATTGAGCTATCCTCTAAACCGACTGGTTTAATAAGGCCCTTAGCAAACTTTAATATATTATATCCATTACGATAATTCTCATTCATATCAAATACTGAAATGTCTGGGTCGTCGCACATTGACTGTAAGAGGTCTGGGCGCGCATTTCTCCAACGGTAGATACTCTGTCTTACATCGCCGCAAATAAAATAATAATCAGGATTTAATGTATCGAATAGAAACTCAAATTGACTTTCACTACTATCCTGCGCCTCATCTAATAAAACCCATTCAATATGACGAATACATTGAGGATTTTCTTTAATGAGAGAAAAGAGTTCATCGAATTCCTCTTCCTCTAAAATCTTCTTTGTCTTAATACCACCACTCAGTAACATCCAGTTAGCAAGTGAGTGAATTGTACCTACGAAGAGTCCGTCTGTATAGTCATCTCCAAGTCGCTTACGAAGCTCTGCGGCCGCCATATTTGTAAAGGTGATAACCGCTATCTCTCTGGGGTTGACGCCTGCGCGAAGTAGCTGGCGCACCTTTTCTGTCATAAGTCGTGTCTTACCAGAAGCTGCTGCGCTCAAGACAATCGAACGATTACTCGGCGCATTTAAGATTTCTGTTTGTAATTCTGAAAGTTCCATTTAGCCTCCCGCTTTTTCGTTTAATCCATAATTTTTACTATCATAAAATTCAATCCAATATTTTTCTCGTTCACCAAGTTTATCCTTTGGTACTTTTTCTAATAACTCCCAAGTAAAATTCTCTATGCCGTCCTTTTCTAAAGTGGTGTGAAGAATAGAATGGGAGATAGTTCCACAATGATAACAAGACTTAGCGTGTTGAACCCAACGGTCTTTCACATTAACTGACTTACCGATGTAGATTTCCCCGGTTTTTAGACGGGTTATCTTGTAGATACCAGAAGGGTTTTCACCTTGAAGAACTCTCTTTACCATTTCATCAACGGATTTTTTAACATAATTATTATAAATCAAAGCGTCCAAGATGTCAACTTTTGTGAGTTCCTTTCGGATAGATTGAAGAATGTCAAGGTCGTGTCTTGAAGACTCTGGTAACTGAATACGATAAAAGTCCTGCTGTTCTTCGATTGCGCGCGCCCTTAAAATTTCTTGGTTGATGACATCGCGGCGCGCCTTATAATCTTCTATCGTGGCACAGAGGTCATTAAGTTCTTTTTCTTTTTCTATTTCTTGGTCGCGAAGATGATTTTGATATTGAGTAGAATTGAGCCGGGCCGCATTCTGAGCCGAACTAGCCCATTCTTTTATTTCGTTACCTACCTTTTCAAGTTCGGCTTTCTTTTTATTTTCTATTAAATTATTCAATTCTTCTTCGCGAATTTTATATAAGGTTTGATTAAAATGTTCTTTTTCATTTATTTCTTTTGTAACTTCTTGGAGATGTTGGAAAGCCTTTTTAGCATCTTCTGTTGTAGTGGTAAGGTCTCTTTGCGCTTTCGCCAGGTTTTGAAGCTCTTCGGTGCAATCCCTCAATAGTTCATCTTTATATTTCTTTTTTAGTTCTTCATAAGTTTTCTTGCGCTCACTCGAGAGGTACAAGACATAGAAGATACCTAAGATTATTAAGACTGCTAAAACAAGAATTATTAACTGTTCCATTCTCCTTTCTTATTCTCCTTTTAATCCTAAAACATCTATCCATTTCTGAATGGTATTTGGTGTAGTTCGTACTATTTTTACGGGTAAGTAATTTTCATTTTTCTTCTTAAAATAAACAATAAACCCATAGCTCTGTATTCTACCACTTCTATAATCTAAATGGTCATAGATATAATACTTCTCTTTGTAATGAGAAGAAAATCTATAACCAAGACAATGGGCATGAATCTTCAAATATTCTGCGCGGTCTGTAATAGAGGGAATGTCTAAAAATTCCATAATAACTCCTTTCACTTTTATACTAATAGTATAACTAAAATTCGCCAAAAAGTCAAATTTCCTTCATATTTTTAGAACTTCGAAAATTGACTTTTACACGAAAGTATGGTATAATTTATGTAAGAAAGGAGGAGAATTAGTATGGATAAAAAAGAACTTGACAATTTAGTAAATGTTGCTGTTATTAACTTCTTCACATTAGGTAAGGGAACACAGAAGATTTGTCTTTGTAATGTTAATGTAAAGGACAGTCGTCACTTGGCTGGTCTTCATATTGCTGAGTTGATTAAGAATCTGTATGGATATGAGATTACTTTATCAAGCGATATTATTACTTATTGGGACATCAAATGGAAGTGTAAGACTAAGAAGTGGTTAAAGCGCGCGAGAAAGAAGGATAAGAGTAAGCCAGTAGATATGGAAGATTTTATCTCTCATATTGAGAAGGCTAACGATAAGCCTTTTGGTTTCTCTCAGGTTTACGAAGAGTATTTCAGACCATTTGATAGAAAGTAAGGTAAAAATGAATTATAGATTTTATACAGACGGCGCGACAAGCGGTAATGGGTATGGAAATGCTCTGGGCGGTTGGGCATGGCTTCTGCTTAATGAACAAGAAAATGTTATCTTAAAAACTGCTGGACATTTAGACGATGCAACCAACAATATATGTGAGTTAACTGCGGTTATAGACGCCTGCCAATACGCTTATCACAAAATGGAATTAGATGACCCTCACCCCACTTTTACTATTTATAGTGATAGTGCTTATATTATAAATTGTTATAAACAGAAGTGGTATAAGAAGTGGCAAACTAATGGTTGGATTAACTCAAAGAGACAACCAGTCGCTAATAGGGAACTTTGGGAATATCTTATTCCATATTTTGAAGACCCGATGTTTTCTTTTGAAAAAGTAAAAGGACACGCAGATGATAAATGGAATAATATTGTAGATGAAATGGCGGTGCAAGCTAAATTTGAACCGCCAATCTATCATGAAAAAGGAGAGTGATTAAAATAGTAGACGTAATAATCCCAACTTACAAAGCGCGCGAGACCTTACCGAAGGCATTGGACTCACTGGTTGCGCAGACAAAGAAGATGTTTCTTGTAACAATCGTTCAGGATTGTGATGGAGAAGATTATGGCGATATAATCGAAGAGTATAAGAGAAGAGGTCTTGTTATTCGCTGGGTTCCTCTCACGGAAAATGTAGGACCGGGCGGTGCTCGTCAGGCAGGAATGGACTCTGACCTGATGAGTGAATATTTTATGTTCCTCGACTCAGACGATATGTATACGCCTCGCGCAATAGAAATCTTATCCCGTGAGATTTCACTTCATAATGCAGACATCGCAAGTTCTGACTTTATTGCAGAGCGCGAAGCTACACCCGGTACTTTAATGGATGTATTCTCTGTTCCTGTAACTTGGTGCCACGGCCGTATCTACAGGGCGCAGTACCTTCGTGATATGGATATTCGTTTCTTAAAAGGACTTCGTGTAAACGAAGATGCTTATTTTAACTTAATAGCTCATAACTGTACGAAGAAGAAGATTAAGATTAAAGAAGTAACTTATATCTGGAGAGATAATAAAAATTCTCTTACACGCTCGACAAACGGAGAGGACTTCTTCAAACGCACTTGGACCTCATACATCACAAGTCAGGTTGAGGCCGTACTTAGATTGATTCAGATTAAAGAAATGATTGAGCCTGACCTCTTGGGAGCTACACTTCTTTATGTATATCACTATTGGATGATAGCTGAGCATTATGGAATTGTAGATAATGATATTAAGAAGGAACTTTTGAAGTGGAAGAATAATCCTGTGATTATTGAATCTTTGAAAGATATGCAATTCTGGAACCATATTTCAGAAAATCTCAAGGGTTGTACTTTCTGGGAAGATAATTTCCTCTTTTATAAAGTTAGATTTGTTGATTGGCTTAAAGAATATATTGCAGATGAGTTAGTTTAAGGAGAAGTAAATGAGTATCTACGTAGTTAATGGCGCCGCAGGTAGTGGCAAGACAACTTTTGAAGAGAACGTAAAGAAAATTATAGGAGATGATTGTTATATTCTTTCAACTATCACTCCTATTAAAGAGATTATGACAACTATTGGTTGGGACGGTAGAAAAGACTTGGAAAGTCGTAAACTTATGAGCGATTTAAAAGACCTCTTAACCAAATATAATGATTTTTCATTTAATTATATCTGTAATAAAATTGAAGAGATTAAAAGTGAATATTATAGCTATGAACAATTTCCAGTATTCTTTATCGATTGCAGAGAACCAGAAGAAATAAAAAGACTCTGCGATAAACTTGACGCAAAGTCTTTACTCATACGGCGCGCGAGTGCTGAAAATAAGGAAACCTCAAATCACGCTGACGCGAATGTATTAAATTATAATTACAATATAATAATTGAGAATAATGGGGACTTGAGGGATTATGCTTATAAGGCTCTTGAGTTCGTAGACAACGAAAGAATTATAAAGAAAACAAATAGATTAACTGTTAATTTGTTTGGCGAGATAATTGAAGAATAAATAAAAAAAGAAACTCCGATAACATTACTTATCGGAGTTTACTTTTGTCTGTAAATCTTTTATTTCTTCGTCGTGCTTGCTAATGATTACATCATAACGCTCAAGCATTACATCATGATGACCAACGTGCTCAATTAAAGCGTTTTGGTCGCCTTTGAATTCTTTGACGGTATCGTTCAAATTATCAACGGCCGCGCTCAACTGAGATAACGTACCAGCTATTTTACTAGTCCAGCCGATAATAATTCCTACGAAGCCAACTAAGGTGATAATTCCTGCAACTATTTCCCAAGTCATACGTCCTCTCCCTGGGATAATCCCCATTCTCAGTCCTCACTTATAAGTGGGCGCAAGGGATAGGGCGTATTATTTTTTGGTGCGGAATACATCATCATTATGAAATTTTGATTTTGCCAAAAATTTTTGAGCAAACAAATCATCGACCGTGTGTAAATTGTCTAATTCCCAATATGGAATACAGTAGAGTTTAATGCCGTGCGCGAGAGCATAGCTTATCTTGCGCCGGTCACGTTCCTGTGCCTTCAAGAATTCGGTTTTATTTTTATAAAACTTTTTGATAAAGATGTAGTGCTGTTCGCCCTGAACCTCTATTAAACTATTGAGCGCCGGTAAGTAAAAATCAAAATGATAAAGACCATTATAACAATCTTTGAACAACTTTTCACGAACAAAAGTAATATGACCCTCGTTAAGAAGGCCACATACTTTTTTTTCATATGAACTCATATTTTTCATGTAAAAAACCTATAATAATCCGTATCCTTTGGAGTAAGGTCAGGGCGCCATCTAAGCAGTTTCGGGTGACGCAGACCCTGATTTTCTGTATTCATAATCTGCATCGCAGTTACTTCTGCTACCTTACCCTTATAATTCTGCCAGTTCGCAAGAACTTCCTCTTCTAATCCACTAAGTGAACCAATAGGAACCAACTTATCATCTTTACGGATACCAATGACGAGGCTACCTGCCCAACCATTATAATATGCTTTTGTGATTGGTTCAATACTTCTTCCGTCATAATATTCCTTGAAAAGTTCACCATTAAGCTTTTCACCAGTGAATGTATCTTCCCAATACTTCCAAGTTTCAATTTCCTTGCCGCCGTAGAGACGAGTAGGAGCGTTGGCGCCGAGAATTACCACGTCGATTGTTTCCTGAAGTTCCTTTTTAATTTTGATTGTCATATGCGCGGGAGTACGCTTGAAGTAGATAGGGCAATCCTTTCGTGTAATAACGATACCTTCACGACCACTTCCGAGATATTCCTGAAGTTTATCCCAAAGCTCGGGACCACGATAGTACTTAGCCCATTCTACATATTCATTAGCAAGAATAGTATTACTTGAAAGACAATCAAGAACCTTAACTCTTCCCTCTATTGGCTTATCTACGAAATCCTCGTTATCAAAAGCGCATACATCGAAGATATAGAAATGGAGTTTCTGACCGGCCTCCTGACGAGCGATACATTTATCCTTCAAACATCCAAGAAGTGAAGTAATCTTATTGGAACCCTCATTCCCAGGGAGATAACACTCACAAAGTAAAACTGTTCCTCTTGGAAGTCTTTCCATAAACGGATGAAGCTGAGGAACCCACTCATACTTATCAATCGCGCCATTTACACCCTTACTGCGCGCAATCATAAAACAATTACCGTCTTCATCTTTGATAAGACGCTGATAGTATCCATCAACCTTGAGGGCGCCAAGATAGTCGCCACCAAAGATTGCGTTATGAACTTCGGTCTTTTTCTTTTCATCGGTATATGATGCAGGGAACGACCAATACTTCATAGCCTCTGCGTTAATCCAATCAATTCCGTTTACAAATCCCTTCATAAATATTTCTCCATTCTTTTTTCTATACTAATATTATACACAATTTTCAAGGAAAAATCAAATTTCTATAGTCCGGCTCCCGTCTGCTACTTTTTAGTATAGAATGAAACCAAATAAGAACTAAAAGGAGTTTACATATATGGCAAAGAAATTTTTTAAATCCGCGCCCGCCTCTGTACAAAAGGCGCCCGAGGTAATAAAACCTATTGAACCCGTTCTTGAGTTAGGAAAAGTTGAGGACTCTCCTAAGAAAGAAGACGGCATAGGCGTAATCGAAGACCCCGGTGAACTTCCTGTCACACCTGAGTTCGCTGAAATCAATAGATATAAAGTTATTGCAAAGGGTGGAATCGTACTTAGAGAAGCTCCGCCTTCTGACACAAGCAGTATTAATGCTGCATACGCAGGCGCCGGTATTCTTTGTATTGGATATGAAGATACCTTCGTAGAATTAAAGCGCGATAACTGCTGGAGTTACGGAAACTATAACGGAAAATCAGGTTGGGTTTGTAACGTATATCTCGATAAGGAATAAAGGAGGCAGATATGGAAATAATCCGTGGAACTACGCCAACGATTATAATTTCAATTCAGACAGAAATTGACTTGTCTGAGTTATCTGCTGCTTGGATTTATATTTCTCAACAAAATAAGGTAAGAGTCTGTAAGGATTTAGATGATATTACTATCGACCAAGAAGAGATGACTTTGTCAGTTATTTTTTCTCAGGAAGATACTCTTGCATTAAAGGCTGGTATTGAGACCTTCTTCCAGATAAGACTTCGAATGGAAGATGATACTGCATTAGCCACAACCGCGCAAAAGATTACTATAAAAGAAATCTATAAGGACGGTGTTATTGAATGAGTGAAAATATAGTCGCACGCATTGACGCTACTTTTGAGAATACTCTTCAACTTGGCGCCGAGGTTGGCGCAGTAACTCATATTGAGAAGAGTAAAATCTTATGTAATACAACTGAATATTGGAATTCACACCCTCAATTAGTTTCAAAAGAAGGATACCTTTATGTCTATACTGATTACAAACAGGTAGACAATGAAGATGTTCCCGGAATGAAAGTTGGTGATGGAACTTCCTATCTTATCGATATGCCTTTTATGGATGCGCCACTTGACGCGCATGTCGCAGATTCAGTAAAGCATATTACAGATGCCGAAAGAACTTTTTGGAATAATAAAGTCAGATGTTTTGTCGACCCAGAGAACGAAGAAAATTTGGTCTTCTCGACAACAGAATAAGGAGAATAGAAAATGTCAGCAATAACTTGGGCGCAGACCCCTACAATGAAAAAAGTAACTTTGCCAAGTGGTAACGCATATTGGCTTAAAGATGACGAAGTCAGACAGTGGATTGGTGACGGCGCTACAAGTGGCGCCGAAAAAAGATTAGCCGATGCAGAGGCTGAGATTTTAAAGCTTCAAAATGCAACTCATTGGATTGGTGTAACCACTACTGAACTTTCAGACGGTTCTACAACGAACCCTATCACTATCAATGGTCAAAGTGTAACCGCAACTAGCGGCGACATCGTTCAGGATAGTGAAGCTATAGAATATATTTTTAATGGAACCGCATGGCAGCAACTTGGTTCTAGTGTTGGAACACTTGGAAACTTTGCTTATGCAGATACTGGTGAAGTAACAATTACTCCTGCTGGTTCCGTATCAGGTACGGTAGTAACACTCTCAAGCGGAAGCGTTGGTAGCGTAACTGATGCTGGCTCAATGCCAACTTTTACAGTATCCAATGAGATACTTACTATTACCGCAGGTGCTGTTCCTACAGTATCAAGTGTATCTGTTGCAACTGGCGTTAGTTCAGTAACAGACCCGTCATTTACAGGAACGGAGGCAACTCATACAGTAACACCTGCGACATAATGAGGGAATGAATTATGGCAGATATTTCACAGATTAATTTACCTGACGGTTCATCATTTAATGTAAAAGATGCCACAGCCCGTAGCGATAAAATGGATAAAGCCAATCCTACGGGTACTGGTGAATTGAGCATAAATAGAAAGGCTAATACTACTGTTGGAAACAAATCCTCAACTTTGGGATATAACTGTACTGCAAGTGGTAGCTATTCCCATGCAGAAGGACAGGGTACAACAGCAAGTGGAAACTATGGTTCTCACGCAGAGGGCGCCGGCACTAGTGCGGTCGGCAGCTATTCTCATGCTGAAGGACAGTATACTGTTGCTCAAGGTGGCTCTTCTCACGTAGAAGGTTTGAGTAGCCAAACAGGTGCAAATGCACAGTGCGCCCATGCTGAAGGAAATACTTGTATCGCTAATGGTGAGGCATCCCACGCTGAAGGTTATATCACTAAATCTCCAGGGGATTATTCTCACTCTGAAGGAAGAAATACCGAAGCTAAGGGTACAGCTTCTCACGCAGAAGGATACGGAACTACTGCTAATCATAAATCACAGCACGTATTCGGTGAATATAATACATTAGATAGTTCAGAGGCTGCCGTTACTGAAAAAGGAAATTATGTAGAAATAGTAGGTAATGGTACAGCTACTAACGCGCGCTCTAATGCAAGAACTCTTGATTGGAGTGGTAATGAAACTCTTGCCGGTGGATTAACTGCATCTGGAAATGTAGTTGTAAAAGATGGTAATGGAACAGCTAAGGTTACTTTGAATAGTTCTACTGGTGATGTTAGTTGTACTAGTGTTAATGGAGTTACACCTACTGATGTAGTTGCGAATCCTTCTGGTAGCGCTACAACCGACTTAACTAAATTACAAGTTGGAAGTAGTATTTATAGTATCCCTCAAGGTGGTGGTGGCTCTGGCGGACATACTATTGTTGATGAAGAAGGGACAAGTTTAACTCAAAGAACTGACCTTCAGTTTAATGGTGCGTATCTTGAGGATGATAGTGTAAATGATGCTACTAAAGTTAATGTAGTCCGCGAAATGAATATGGCAACTTTTGAGCAATTATCTACTGCTGAAAAGAAGGGTTTTATTTTTGTAAATGATGCTGCTGGTAGTGGAACTTATTATAAATATTCAACTATTGAACAAATTGTTGGACAATGGGTAGATGGAAGTACACTTTATCAAAGAACTTTAATCCACTCAGGTACTTTATCTTCAGTTGGGGATTGGACGGTTTATGACGATACTGTTTCTTATAGTGCACTAACAAGTGTAGAAAGCGTAAGATACACAACCTCAGGAGAATGGGTTCCTTTTACTCAAACTCTTTATACTAATCCTCGTTTTAGCGTACAAGATAATCATAAATTATATTATTATAGCGCTGAAGATATAAGTTCTACTTATATTTATATAACCATTCAATATACTAAATATACAGCATAAGGAGATAAGACTATGGCATTATACTATAATGGAGAAAAAATTTCTTGTAGCCTTATCATCGACGGAAATATTACAACAAATAAATATAATGATATTTGGGATGGTACTTCTATTCCTGATGTCTATATTGATAGAGGTACTGGCGCAGTTGTAGGTTATGGTGGATGGTCAGCTACTGATTTTATTGATATAAAAGATTATTCAGAAATTTATAGAATTGGTGGTATAACCGGCGCAGATTGGAATGCTTTTTACGATGAAAATAAAAGTTATATAGGATGGACTGCAGGCGCTTCAGTAGATATTCCTCCTTCAGGAGCTAGATATGTAAGATATTCAGGCGCTGGGACGTTAACGGGCCATGTAATAGCTCAGGTAAACTACGTTCCTATTGGAGATGGAAATAATAAAATCTATCCAGTAAATTCACCATTACCATATAATTTTCTTTATAACGAAAATGATATTAACAATATTGCGCTCGCTATAAATAAAAATGTAAAAGTATCTGAAATGGCGGCTGCGATTGCACAAATAAAAGAAAATGCTGGATTGCATGCCACAAATTATCCCGTTTATTCAGATACATATACGGAGGTAACATAATGGCAAAAGTTGAATTTGTAAGTAAACAATATAATCAGCTTGCATCCTATTTTGCAAGTCTTAATTGTCCGCTAATTTCTGTTAGTGGTGATACAGTAACAGTTGGTGGACACTTAAAGTTTTTCCAAGAGTCAGGTTACTTAATAAATGTTTATTGGGACAGCACTCAGCTTGGTAGAACATCTTGTAACTACCCTCACTCATTAGAAGTATATTATGGCGATACAATATTCTATGTTCAGGGCGCGGACCCTCAAGGTAGAAGATGGTATGCAGCCTATGAGAAGATTGGTGATACAGTCTTATACGCAGGTTATTGCACAGGTAGTACGGGAACAAGCCGCGTTGGACTTAACTCAATTACTTTTACCGACCCAGCTACAAGCAATACTTATGTCCACGGAACAGTTTTTAACTATCCTTGCGATACTGGCTATATTGATTATTCAAATAGCACTGCTCTGTTTAATAACGGATATAAGAAAATGAATGATACAAATTTTGTGGCTAGTTCAACAGTAACCCAAGGCAATACAGTAACTATTGCTGGAAAAAATTATTTTGCCGCATCAACTCACGATTTACTTCCACTCGACTAATTCATAGAGATAAAAGGACTTAAAACTACTTAATATTAGGGCTTAAAGGAGGATAAAATGCAAATAATAAGAGGTACAACTCCTGCTATTACAATAAATGTTAGGTCTAATGTAAACCTATCAAATGTATCGGCTGTATGGGTATATATAAATCAGGGAGGAAATGTCGTAATAGACAAAGAACTTTCTGATGTAACTATCCACGCCCAGACAAACCAGATAGTTCTTAGACTTAGTCAAGAGGATACTCTTGCATTAAATGCAAATATGGGAGCATTATTTCAAGTAAGATTGCTTTTATCTAGCGGTCTGGCGCTCGCTACACCGGCTGTTGGCGTAAAAGTTTTGGAAATTTATAAAGGCGGAATTATTAGCGGAGGGACATAAATGAGTGAATTTGATATTGACCAAGTAGTTCAGGCTGATTTTTCCGTTGACAGCGCGCTCGATGTTCAGGTTGGAACTTTCGAGGGCGGTGCGAGTATTGATGACTCAGTAATAGCGCTTGACTCCACTTGGAGTAGCCAAAAAATAGTAAATGAATTTGGTACGACAACAGTTACGGGTACTTTAACAGCTGGACAATCAAGCCTTACCCTATCTTCAAGCGCTATAACTACATCTTCTATGATAGATGTATATACAGATGATTATAAGTTATCACCTACAAATGTTGTTGCTACAACAGGTTCGGTAACTCTTACTTTCTCTGTGCAATCAAGCAATCACGATATCAAGGTGGTGATTAAATAATGGCATGGTATAGAGCAGGAGGCGGAAGTATCGATGACGGAAATAGTATTTCTTATCCAATAGCGCTCCCCTCTCAAGATAATAAAGGATATAAAGAAGCCTCAATATCTGCAATAGCAGAGGCTATCGGCTCTGGCTCTTTAACAGTCGCGCAGATGCCAAGTGCCATTTCAAATCTTCATGACGCTGGACTTATTGCTACGAACATGGCTATTGGTTCGGCAACATACACCTCTGGCGATTTGGGGGTAACATAATGGCTACGGTAATAAAAAGTATTATTCCATGGGATAACGCGTCCTTTACATCTTTATTTAATTCACTTAATTGCCCACTTATCGAAATAAGTGGTAATACAGTTATAATTGATAGTATTTTTAGTATTTATCTTGGATATGCTTCGTGGCCTAGAATTTATATGGAAAAGGATGGCACTGTTATCACTGGAAATACTGTTGCTGGTAATATGACTTTTATTATTGGTTATAGTGATAATTTCTTTTATATAAATATGACTGACGGAGATAATACTGGTATTTATCTGGTTTATGAAAAAACAACAGATTTTACCTTATGGGCTTCAAGTGGTAGTAGTGGAAGTAGTGGTGGTTTTCAAAATATTCAAAGCTATACCTTCTTAGATTTGAATTCTGCTGCCACCTATTCACGAGGTGCTATTTTGAATTATGCTGCACAATCTGGCTATATAAACTATGCAGCTAATATTTTATTCTATGGCGGCACTACTACTAAAGCGATTACTGACCCATTTTTTATAAGTTGTTCTACTGTTGCTTTGGGTAAAGTAATTACTTTTAATGGTACAAATTATTTTTCTGTCGGCACAAATACTCTTTTAAGGATGGATTAATATGGGTACTTTAGTTAAGAAGACACTTGTGAAAAACTACATAGATAGTAGCAGTACTTTGCCTATGGCTTCTGTTAAGGCATTTTTTGATACCATAGACTGTTCTTTAATAAAATCCTGTACCTTATCAAGTAATACCCTTACAATAGGTATTGATAATACAATCCAACTAGTTCTAAACGCGCCTTACGAAATATTTATTTATGATGATGCGGGAAGTAAAATAGGTGGAATTGATTTTAATACTTTTAGAGATAGTTTTAATTTTCTTATTTATTTTACAGATACCTTTTTTTATCTGTATTTTTGGGATAATTACGGTTATAAATATCTTCTTCTATATGAAAAAATTGATAGTAAGAGATATTTTGGGACTACTTATACTAGCGAGTCTACTCAACTTTTTATAACCGACTTAACCATTAAACAAGTAGAAAATCAATCATATTATAAATATAATAAATTATTAAATTATAGTTGTGGTTTAGATAATATAGATTATTCTTCTAATATATTATTTAATTCTAATAATGAAATAACAGATATAGTTGATACAAATACATTAACTTGTTCTACTGTTCCGACTTATTATATGATGACCTTCAATGGTAGTAATTATTACTCCTTAGGAGCAAATACTTTAGTGGAGGTAGACTCATGAGTATTACCTTAATAAAACATCAGTTTAATATAGATAATGTTCCGTTTTCTACTATTAAAAATTATATTGACGGATTAGATATCCCTGTTATTTCTACCTCTCTTGCGAATAACCAATTCGATATTGTGGTATTCAACACATATAGAATTAGATTTGAATATTATAGTTGTCGTATTTATGATGAACTCGGCTATAACTTAGTAGGTGACCAAATAATGTATAACCCATTTACCGAGCCACTTACTTTCATTATAGGATATTCAAATACCTTCTTTTATCTTCATTATACCGATGCATATAGTAGAGGTTTTACTTGCATCTGTGAAATAATAAATAATAAAAAGTATATGGGGGTAAATAGAACTGGAAGTTTTGACCCAATAACCTCAATACGAATGAAGTGCGCGGAAGACCAAGGTTCTGTCTATTTCAGAAAAGTATTAAACTACTCAGTAGATTCGGGTAGTCTTGATTACACTCAGAATGTATTATTTGATAAAGATTCTGCTATGATATTAGTAGACCCCAACACAATAACCTGCACAGACGTAACTCAAGATAAAATAATTACCTTTAATGGTAATAATTATTATTCATTAGGCCCAAACACCCTAATTCAACTAAATAACTAAAGGAGGAAAAAGGAAATGACAGAAATTGTAACAGTACCCGTAATTATCGCGGCTTGTTATCTCGTAGGTTTCGTAATTAAATTGTTCAAGAATGAAAAGCTCAACAACTTCATTCCCGGAATTTGTATTATTCTCGGCGTAGTTCTCGGTCTTGTTTCATTCTTCACAATTCCTAATCTTATTCCTGCTACTGACTGGCTCACCGCTAGTGTTATCGGCGGCGTTTCAGGTCTTGCATCAACTGGTGTAAATCAGGTAGTTAAAAAGATTAGAGGATTT